GGAGTACAGCCCCCTATAGGAACTTCACCTAAAGAAAAATTACATGATGTATTACATGCAAAAATAAACGGACCAAGAGCAACAACCGATGCAGCATTTAAAACAGGCTCCGTATTAATAGAAGGAGAGTATGCATTTTTTAAATTTGAAAAGTTTTATGATAGATTAAGAGCTAAAGATTGGAAATATAAAGAAGAAAAAACAGGACGTATTATGGAACACACCTATCGAGAATGCGAAATTCAGTTTTTAGACCAAAAAAGATTTCCGTCAGACCCTAAAAATCCTGGTAAATATAATTCTTCTACTAAAAACGTAATACAAATAAATATAAAGTCGTTTGAAGAAGTCCCTATTTATCATACTAAAATAAAACATAAGACGGAGATAATGTAATATGCCAACTAAAGAAGATTATTTAAAAAATAAAGAATATTATTGCAAATATGCTAAAGAATACCGTTTAAAAAATAAAGAAAAAGTATCAGAATATTATAAAAAATATCGCATTAAAAATAAAGATATGATTGCAGCTCGTATGTTAAAATGGCGCGATAAAAATAGAGAAAGAGTTAATGCAGAAGCCAGATCCCCTGAAGCTAGAAAACGTAGAAGGGAACTCTCTATTAAGAGACGCGCAGATCCCACCTTTCATTTAATAGCTATACTTCGACGTCGAATTCATCACATGTTGGGAGGAAGAAAAACAGGGAGAAAAACCCTTTCTACTTTAGAATTATTAGGGGTCACAAATGTTGAAACTGTGTGGAAGCATTTAGAAAAACATTTTGAACCTGGAATGACGAGAAAAAACAATGCAGTGGATGGTTGGCATGTAGATCATCACATTTCTATTAATTACTTTAAAAAAAATTTTAATTTTATGGATCCAGAGGTTCAAAAAAAATGTTTTCATTACACTAATCTTCGTCCTTTATGGGCGACTGATAACTTAAAAAAAGGAGGTCAATGATCAGTCGAAAAATATACGGGCCTCCGGGAACAGGGAAAACAACTAAACTTATTAATTATGTTAAAACATTTTATAAACTTGGAACACCTTTGGAGAAGATTGGATACTTTGCATTTACTACTAAAGCAGCAACAGAAGCTGTTAATAGAATGTTAGAGTCATACAAATTCCTACAGAAAAAAGATTTAAAATATTTTAAAACGCTTCATTCATTGGCATTTTTTAGACTGGGCATGAAAAAAGCACAGGTTATGCAGGATGAACATTATGAAGATATAGGTGGAAAAGTAGGGATTGAAGTAACAGTTTATTCAAATGGCCAGGAGTCTACAGGATTTGTGGATTCCGACAGCGAGTATTTTAATTTAATTAATGCTGCAAGGATTAAAGAAATGTCAATTGAAGAGGAATATAATACTGGAATGTATTCCTATGAACTGGAAAAAAATTTAATATATATTTTACGAGATGAATTAGATAACTATAAAGAATCTTTTAAACTGTATGATTTCACTGACATGATCGAAAAGTTTAATGAGGCAGAATTGTGTCCAAAATATGACGTAGTATTTGTTGATGAAGCACAGGATTTATCTCCAATACAGTGGAAAATGGTAGATATTCTGCGGGAAAATTCCAAATATGTTATACTAGCTGGTGACGATGATCAAGCTATTTATGGCTGGGCGGGCGCAGATGTCAAAAAATTTCAGAATATTGAGTCTAAAAAAGACATAATTTTGCCATATTCTCACAGAGTACCACGAGCAGTACAGCACGTAGCCGATCAAATTTTAAGTAGAATACCAGATGCCAGAAGAATTAAAAAGAACTGGAAAGCCAGGAACGAAGAAGGCGCTGTAGAATATATTACTTCTATAGAAGATGTACCTCTCTATAAGGGAGATTGGTTAATACTTGCCAGAACTAATGATAGGTTAGAAAAACTTAAACCAATCTTAAGAGATATGGGAATTTATTTTCAATTTAAGGGTAGAAAAAGTTTTAAGTCTACCTTGTTTAGAAGCATTCTAAACTACACTAGATGGCAGAATAAAGGAGATAAGTTATCTCTAAGTGAAGTAAGAGATGTATTAGACTGTGTTCCTTATAACCACGCTCTTAACGAAGAAAGGTTATATGATTTAAAAGAGTTTGGATTTAGTAATACTCAAAGATGGTTTGATGTATTTACAGTTGATCCAGAAGAATGTTTATACATTAGGGAAATGTTAAGACAGGAGGAAGAATTACATAAAGATCCGCGAGTTGAATTATCTACTATACACTCGGCCAAGGGCGGTGAAGCCACCAATGTTTTATTAATTTTAGATAATACAAAAACAATTAGGGAGGCCACAGAAAAAAGCGATGATAAACAGGACGAAGAACACAGGGTTTGGTATGTAGGAGTTACCCGTACTAAACAAAATTTATATATAATGACAGCAAAAAAGGAGGCAAAAGGATATGACATCGAAAATTTGGGATAAACAAATCGGCGGACAACATTATCAGAAATTTAAAATTCAGCCAAGTAAATTTGTGGTTGAAAATGAGTTGCTCTACCCAGAAGGGTGTGCTATAAAATATATAATCCGTCACCGGATGAAAGGAAAAAGACAAGATTTGGAAAAAGCAATTCACTTTATCGAAATGATTATTGAAAGAGATTATGGAGAGGAGGCAGAAAAAAGTCAAGTCTTCGAATCAAAAGTAACATCCAATAAAAACTCATGGGGGATAATCGATGAAGATTCCTAAGTTTGAAGCACAAACTGAATGGGTTAAACCTACAGAATTTCCAGACCTAAGACAGGTAGAAGAAATAGCAATAGATTTAGAAACTAAAGATCCAGACCTAATGAAAAAAGGATCTGGTTCTGTTATTGGTAATGGCGAAGTAATTGGTATTGCTGTTGCTACAAAATATTATAAAGGATATTTTCCAATTGCCCATGAAGGTGGTGGTAACATGGATAGGACTAGAGTTTTATCTTGGTTAAAAGATATATTAGAAGCACCATCTACAAAAATTTTTCACAATGCTATTTACGATGTCTGTTGGTTACGAGCGATGGGCTTTAAGATTAACGGCGATATAGCATGTACTATGATTGCATCAGCAATAACTGATGAGAACAGATTTCGTTATGATCTCAATAGTTTATCCTGGCATTATCTGGGCTATGGTAAGAACGAAGCAGCACTAGCAGAAGCTGCATCTGAATGGGGTATCGATCCTAAAGCTGAGATGTACAAACTTCCTGCTATGCATGTGGGATCTTATGCCGAAAGAGATGCCGAAGTAACACTAGGCTTATGGCAAGAGATGAAAAAAGAAATTATTAATCAGGACCTGGAAGATATATTTGATTTAGAATCAGATCTATTTCCGTGCCTGGTTGACATGAGATTTAAAGGTGTACGTGTTGATATTGAAAAAGCTCATGCAATGAAAAAAGAATTTAAAAAATCAGAACAAGAATTACTCCATAAAATAAAAGGAGAAACAAATATTGATACACAGATCTGGGCAGCAAGAAGTATTGCTAATGTGTTTGATGTATTAAGATTAGAGTATCCTCGTACAGAAAAAACAGAAGCACCATCATTCACTAAAAATTTTTTACAGGAACATAAACATCCTGTTGTTAATATGATTGCTAAAGCAAGAGAGATTAATAAAGCCCACACAACTTTTATTGATTCTATTATTAGATATGAACATAAAGGAAGAATACATGCAGAGATAAACCAATTAAGAAATGTAGGAGGAGGAACCGTTACTGGAAGATTTTCTTACCAGAATCCAAACCTCCAGCAAATTCCCGCACGAAACAAGGATCTGGGACCTAAAATAAGGTCATTATTTATACCCGAGGAAGGCCATAGATGGGGTGTATTTGACTATTCTCAACAAGAGCCTAGGCTGGTAGTGCATTATGCTTCATTATATAAATTACCATCAGTCTATGATGTAATTGATGCATACAACACAAACTCAAACGCAGATTTTCACCAAACAGTAGCAGACATGGCTCAGATACCACGTTCACAAGCAAAGACAATTAATCTTGGACTATTCTACGGAATGGGTAAGGCTAAGCTTCAAGCAGAATTAGGTGTTACTAAAGAAAAAGCTGCAGAATTATTTAACACCTATCACCAACGAGTACCGTTTGTTAAGCAATTGATGGAGAAAGCTTCTAACAGAGCACAAGACAGAGGACAGATAAGAACCTTACTGGGTCGACTTTGTCGTTTCCATTTATGGGAACCGAATCAGTTCGGGATGCATAAAGCATTGCCTCACGAAGAAGCACTCAGGGAACATGGACCGGGGATCAGGAGAGCTTACACATACAAAGCATTAAATAAATTAATTCAAGGTAGCGCTGCCGACATGACAAAAAAATCTATGTTAGAGCTTTACAAAGAAGGAATAATACCGCATATACAGATCCACGATGAATTAGATTTGTCAATCGAGAACGAGACACAAGCTAAAAAAGTCATCGAGATTATGGAAAACGCAGTTACACTCGAGGTTCCTAATAAAGTTGATTATGAATCAGGTGATAACTGGGGGGAGATAAATGATTAATTATGTACTTAAATGCCAACATACCCATAATAGAATGCTACGTTCGTGGAAACTATCTCCGGGATCAAAAAGACTCCCACGATAAATATTTTTCTTGTGTTATATTTGGAGTAAGATCTTTACCAGGTCAAGTTCCTCTATTTCATTTTATGATGGAAGATGGAGGCCTTTGGTGGGGAGCCCCTATATCAGCATTTTGCACTAAACCAGGAGTAAAAGAATTACCATTAAATGAGCTGGTAATGTGGGACAGTTTCAGTTATAATGTAAGTGTTACAACTTTTTATCACTTAAAAGGTGCTAAGATGACGTATATATCTAGGCGCAAAGTGAAAAGAGAAGGAACTTATTTGTTCACCATTGATTGGTGCCCAGGTGATTATAATGAATTAAACTTCGGTTATTCAGATAAACCTGATCAACATAAGTGCGGTCATGTAATAGAGTTAGATGACGGTAATTATGCAATACAGCCCAACAATAGGTTACGAGCATTTGACCCATCGTTAGCTGCAGATCCATCGGAGAACTTAATAAACAGGTTAGTAAATACAAAAACCTGGTCTGTTGAAAACACTTCGAAGTGGATCACTGATGAACATGAGGAAGGTAGTTATGACTACCACTATACAAATTTGGAGGACAAACATGGAAAAGATAAAAGTTAAATTACAACAATGGTCTCTATTATATAGAGAATACATTATTGGTTTTGCTATCGGTGTTGTTATTGGCGCTATAGTATTTTAATAAAAGGTAAACGATGTCTGAACGATGGTGTAAAAAATGTAATAAAATGTGTCACTGCACACAAGCAGGTAGTGAAGAGGAATGTACTAATTGTGATTGTGGCAACAGAGAAGAAGATTCCACTTATGAAAATAACGGAGGATTAGTTATTGATGACACAGGGGAATGTGAAAGCTGCCAATGATAAATGACAAAATCATCACAGCGCTACTCGCATGTCTTCTTGCACTCGGCGGGTGGACTCTCAGTCGTACATTCTCACTATCCCAAGATATGGTTCTTATCAAAGAAAAAGTCTCGAGGATTGAAAATGAAATTCAGGACATTAAGACTTCTAAAAAGAAGAAGAATCGCAAGAAAAAGGCTAAAAACAACTGAGAAGGCAATTCAGGCTTTGATAATTGGCCTAGCATTGGTTCTGGTTCTTTTAGTTGGATGTGAAAATGGAGCAAGACATTCCATAGAAATAACAGAACCCACAGATCATACAACAGGTGACGACGGTGGAAAAATGAAGTATAAGATTATTTGGGGAAGTACAAAACATAATGATTGAAAAATTAATGACAATGTTGGTAGGAATCTTGTTAGCGTTAGCTGGCTGGAGTCTATCAAGAACTTTTGAACTTTCAACTATCCAAGCAGTACACGAAGATAAAGTACAGAAACTTGAAAGAGTAGTTGAAAAGTTAGAAGATAAAATGGATCGTATGATGGATTCAGATGAAGAAATTATGGAACAACATAAAAAATTATTTGAAACTCTAGAATCAAATCAACCCTCAACAGGATATAATTATAACTAATGACACTCAAAATTTCAGACGAAGCAAAGGTACAGATGCCGATGAAAACGGTTGCCAGTTTGATCGCCCTCGTCGCGATCGGCACCTGGGCTTACTTCGGTATTATTGAGACTCAAAATCGACACTCAACAAAACTAGAACTAATGGAGAAGGATCTCGTAGAAAACACAGCTTTCCGTATCGGATGGCCGCGGGGACTTTTAGGAACCT